CTGCACGAGTGGATCGTGCGGCGGCGGTCGGTCGACGGCTGGCGCAAGGTCGCCTCCGGCACCGCGGCGGACCTCGCATGAGCGAGCGCGACCACGACGCCGACCGGCGCATCGAGCGGCTGCGCGCCGCGCTCGCGCCGTCCCTCGAGCGGCAGGAGAAGCTGCGCGCCGAGTTCTCCGCGCTCGGCAACCAGATGCTGATGGCGCAGTCGCAGGTGCTTGTCGCGCAGCAGCGCCTGCTCAACCTTTGGACCGCGCACCAGGCGGACCACGACGCGACCGTGGTCGCGCTGATCGAGGAGCTGCGGCGGTGACGCGCACGGCCGAGGCGATCGCGATCAGCTGCTCCAACCCGGAGTGCCGGCGCCGCCTCGGCCGCGTCAACCCCGACCGCACGCGGGTCCAGGTCGAGCGCGACGTGCAGACCGTGGTCCGCAACGCCGACGGGTTCGTGCTCGTCTGGTGCCCGAAGTGCGGCCGCGTGCGGGAGTTGCGGCAGGTCTCGGTGCTCATCCTGCTAGACTAGGCAGGACACAACCCGTTGGCGGCGTCATGGGCCGCCGGCTGCGCTCGATCGTCGGGCGCGCCGGCGGCCCGTTCGCGTTGGTGGTCGATGGCACGCGGTCGCTCGAATCGCACTCCGAAAAACCGGGAGACGCTGGTCGCCGCGCTGCGCGAGGGGCTCAGCGTGGGCGGCGCCTGCACCGTGGCCGGGATCAGCCGGCGGTCCTACTACGACTGGCGCTCCGAGGATCCCGAGTTCGCCGCGGAGTGCGACGAGGCGATGGACGCGGGCACCGACTTCCTCGAGGACGTGGCCCGGCAGCGCGCCACCGAGAGCTCCGACACCCTGCTCATCTTCCTGCTCAAGGCGCGGCGGCCGGAGAAGTACCGCGAGCGGCAGGAGACGCGCCACGTCGGCGACGAGGAGCAGCCGGTCAGCATCACCCTGGTCCGGGGATCCTGATGGTCGCGCTGGCGCGGCCCTCGCGCACCCTGACGCTGTACCCGCAGCAGTGGGACTTCGTGCACGACCCGGCGCGCTACGTCGCGTTCGTCGCGGGGCGCAACAGCGGCAAGACGTTCGCGGGGTCGTGGAAGGCGATGCACTCGGCGCAGCGCGGCGGCCTCGGCGTGATCGCGGCGCCCGACTTCCCGATGCTCGAGTTCGGCGCGAAGCGCGCCTTTCTCGAGCGGCTGCGCGAGATGCGCGTCGGCTACGACCTGAACCAGCAGCGGGGCGTGGTGACGATCCCGGCGTGGCAGGCCGAGGTGCGCTTCGCCACGCTGGAGAACGAGAGCCGCGTCCGCGGCCCGAACTACGCGTGGGCGTGGGTCGACGAGGTCGAGTACCTGCAGGACCGGCAGGTGTGGACCGCGCTGAAGGCGGCCGTCCGCGCCGGGTCCGACCCGCAGCTGTGGGTGACCACGACGCCGAAGGGGCGGCGCCTGGTGTGGGAGGAGTGGGTCGAGCGGGCCACGCCGCAGCACGTGCTGTACAAGGCGACGACGCGCGACAACCCGTTCATCGACGCGGAGGACTACATCGCCGGGCTCGGCTACGCGGGGCGCTGGCTGCAACAGGAGATCGAGGCCGAGTTCGTCGCCTTCGAGGGACTCGTCTACCCGGAGTGGAGCCGCGAGCGGCTGCGCCAGGTGGACTGCACGGGCTGGCGCACGGTGATCGGCGTCGACGTGGGCACGCGCAACCCGACCGCGATCCTCACGCTGCGGATCGACGCGGCGGACCGCATCCACGTGGAGCGGATGACCTACCGCCGCAACATGGCGGCCAGCGACATCGTGGCCGCGGTGCAGGCCGAGGCGGACCGCTGCCAGCCCGAGAGCATCTTCATCGACCCCAGCGCGGCCGGCTACGTGCTCGACCTCGAGCGCGCCGGCTACCCCGTGGTCCGCGCCGACAACGACCGCAAGCGCGGCGTGCAGCTGGTGACCACCGCGCTCGCCGACGGGCTGACCGCGGACCCGTCGTGCACGGCGCTGGCCGAGGAGTTCGAGGCCTACCACTACCCGGAGGGCCGCAAGGACGGAGACGACCCGGTGAAGGAGATGGACCACAGCCTCGATGCCCTCAGGTACGCAGTAGTCGGCATGGCCGCGGCCAACGTGCCGGGCATCTGGTAGGGAGGGCGGATGGGCATCTTCGACGGCATGGCGAAGTACCTGGCCGGCGCCGACCTGCCGACCTCGCCGCCGCGGCGGCAGGCCTCCGGCTTCGACATCCGCGGCCTCGGCGCGACGCCGCCCTACTGGCAGGTGGGACGGCCGGTGTGGCCGGAGCGCAACCTCGACACGTACCGGCGCGAGGGCTACAACGCCAACGTCACGGTCCACGCCTGCGTGACCACGCGGGCGAAGTCGGTGAGCGCGGCCACGCTGCGCGTCTACCGCGACGTCGAGGGGCAGCCCGAGGAGCTGCCGGCGCATCCGCTGCGGGAACTGCTGACGCGGCCGAACCCGGCGGTGAGCGAGGCCGAGTTCCTGCTGGTCACCGTGCTGCACATGGACGTGGCCGGCTTCAGCCTGATCGAGAAGGTGCGCAGCGCGAACGGCCGCGTCGTCGAGCTCTGGCACCTGCGGCCGGACTGGGCGCGGCCGATCCTGCGCGACCAGGCGCCGCCCGACTGGGAGTACAAGATCCCGGGGCGCGACGCGGTGGTCCTGCCGGCCGAGGACGTGCTCGCCATCACCGGCAACCCTGGCGTCGAGATGAGCCCGATCGGGATCAGCCCGATCGCGGTGGCGCTGCGCGAGATCGGCGTCGAGAACGACGCGACCGAGTTCCTCAAGCTGTTCTTCCAGTACGGCGGCGCGCCGCGCTACGCGCTGGTCAGCCCGAGCCAGATCACCGACCAGGCGCGGGCCGACGCGATGCGCGAGCGATGGCAGCAGACCTACGGCGGCATCCAGAACTGGACCAGCGTGGCGCTGCTGCACGGCGGGCTCGACATCCGGCAGGTCGGCAGCAACATCGACGAGATGGCCTACCCGCAGCTGCGGATGCTGACCGAGGCCAAGATCTGCAGCGCGATGGGCGTGCCGCCGATCCTGATCGGCGCGCAGGTGGGGTTGGACAAGGCGACCTACTCGAACTTCGAGGAGGCGCGGCGCACCTTCTACCAGGACACCGTGGTCCCCTTGTGGGCGCGCATCGACGGCGCGCTGACCCGCAACCTGCTGCCGGAGTTCGACACCGAGCGCGCCGTCTACATCAGCTTCGACACCAGCAACATCCCGGCGCTGCAGGACGACGTGACCCCGGCGTGGCAGCGGGCGACCGCGGCGTTCCAGGCCGGCGCGATCACGCTCAACCAGTTCCAGCGCGAGGTCGGGCTGCCCGGGTTCGACGCCGCGGGCGAGGTGCTGTACCTGCCGCTGACCGCGCAGCCGGTGGCGCCGGGCGACCTCGCGGCCTACGTGCCGCCTGCGGCGCAGCCGGCGGCCGCGCTAGCCGCGCCGGCGATGGCGCGCGCGCTGCCGGATCCGGCGTTCTCCACCAGAGAACATGCGGCGTTCGAGCAGCGCAAGCTCGTGGCCGGTAACGGGCGGGCGCAGTTCGCGCGGCTGGCCCGGCGGTTGGCCCCGGAGATGACGCGCTTCTGGCGCGGGCAGGGCGAGCGGATCGCCGGCCGCGTGCTGCGTTCGGACGGCCCCTACGAGCTGCGCGCGGTCGACGACATCGACTGGATGGACGAGCTCGAGCGGCTGGCCGCGGTGCTCGAGCCGCACTACGGCCGCGCCGGCCAGCTGGCGTTCGCGGACGTCGGCCGACAGGTGAAGGTCGGCGTCGACTGGGACCTTGCCAACCCGAACGTGCGGCGGGTGACGGAGCGGCTGGCCGGGCGGATCGTGGGCATCAACGCGACGACGCAGGACGACGTGCGGCGCACGGTGCAGCAGGCGCTCGACGAGGGGCTGACCAACCCGCAGCTCGCGGAGCGGCTGGACGGGCTGTTCGCGCGGACGTACCGGAACCGGGCGCTGACGGTGGCGCGGACGGAGAGCCAGGTCGCCTACAACTCGGCGGCGGCCGTGGGCTACCGCGAGACGGGGCTCGTGCGCGAGGTGCAGCTCTTCGACAACGAGGCGCACGACGAGGACTACGGCGCGCTCGACGGGCTCAGCTGCGCCCAGCGCAACGGGCTCCGCGTGCCGGTGGAGGACGCGGAGCTGCACATCGAGGCCGAGCACCCGAACGGGTCGCTGGCGATCGCGGCGGTGACGATCTCGCCCGAGGAGGCGTTCGGTGGAGGTGATGGGTAGATGGCGATCGCGTCGGGGATGACGGTGACGCGGGTGTCGGTCACGACCTCCGCGACGCAGCTGAAGGCGGCCAACAGCAGCCGGCAGGCGATCCTGGTCCGGCCGCTCGACGGCACGATCTACGTCGGCGACAGCAACGCGGTGACGACGGCCACCGGCTTCCCGGTCAACACCAGCGAGGCGCTGGTGCTGGCGAACGGGGAGCCGGTGTTCGCCATTGCCGGCGGCACGGTGGCGGTGGCCGTGCTCGAGGAGGCGTAGCCGATGGCGCAGATCACGATCAAGGGACCCACCGGACCAACCGGCGCGCTCGGCCCGCAGGGCGTGACCGGCCCGCGGGGGATCACGGGGCCGCAGGGCGTCGTCGGCCCGCAAGGGGTGACGGGACCGCAGGGGGTGCAGGGCCCGCAGGGCTTCACCGGGCCGCAGGGCGCGGTGGGGCCGATCGGGCCGCAGGGGTTCACCGGGCCGCAGGGACCGCAGGGCACGGTGGGGCCACAGGGTGTCATCGGGCCGCAAGGCTTCACCGGCCCGAACTCGACGGTGGCCGGGCCGCAGGGGCCGACCGGGCCGAGCGGCGGGCCGACGGGGCCGCAGGGACCGCAGGGCGCGGCGGCCAGCCAGGGGGCGACCGGGCCGACCGGCGCCGCATCGACGGTCGCTGGCCCGCAGGGACTGCAGGGACCGGCCGGGCCGCAGGGATCGGCGGGCGCGAACGGGGCGCAGGGGCCGCAGGGACCGACCGGCGCGGCGTCGACGGTGGCCGGCCCGCAGGGGCCGCAGGGCGCGGCGGGCGGCGGGACGTTTTCCGAGTTCCTGCTGATGGGCGGATAGGAGGAGCGATGCCGACGACATACAAGGTGCTCGGGCAATCGGCCCCGAGCGCGACGACGGCCACCACGCTGTACACCGTGCCGGCGGCGACCACCGCGGTGGTCTCGACGATCACGGCGTGCAACCGCGGGGCGACGGACGGGACCTACCGGATCGCGGTGCGGCCGGCCGGGGCGGCGCTGGCCAACCAGCACTACCTCAGCTACGACGCGCCGCTGCCGGCCGCGTCGTCCGACATGATCACGGTGGGCCTGACGCTGGCCGCCACCGACGTGGTGACGGTCTATGCCAGCAGCGCGAACTTCAGCTTCGCGCTGTACGGGTCGGAGGTGTCCTGATGGCGGTTGGACGAATCGGGACGATCGCCAACGTGATCGGCCCGACCGGGCCGGCGGGCGCGGCGGGAGCGGCGAGCACCGTCACCGGGCCGACGGGGCCAACCGGGCCGAGCGGCGCGGCCGACTACACGCTGACGCAGCAGGCGCAGACGGACAGCTACACGCTTGTGCTCGGCGATGCCAACAAGCTCGTCGAGCTCAACAAGGCCACGGCGGTCGACCTCAACATCCCGACCAACTCGAACGTTGCGTTCCCGACCGGGACGCAGATCCACATCCTGCAGGTCGGGGCCGGACAGGTCACGATCAAGGGTCAGACCGGTGTGCAGGTGGACAGCAACGGCGGCGCGCTGAGAATCAGCGGACAGTGGCGGACGGCGACGGTGATCAAGCGTGCGACGAACACGTGGGTGGCGATCGGGAGCCTGACCACATGACGCGGCTGCTCGGCAACACCAACCGGCAGGGGCCGTGGGCGACCGGCGGCACGATCACGTACAGCGGCGGCTACCGCATCCACACGTTCACGACGGTGGGCAATTCCACGCTCACGGTCGAGAGCGGCGGCAGCATGGAGTACCTGGTCGTCGCCGGGGGGGGCGGTGGCGGGGCCAACACCGGATCAGGCGAAGGCGCTGGCGGCGGCGGCGCTGGCGGCATGAAAACCGGATCGCTTGCCGTGTCTGCCGGCAGCATCACCGTCACGGTTGGCGGCGGCGGGACCGGCGGAACCGGAAACGTCTCCGCTCCGACCAACGGCGGCAACAGCGTGTTCTCCACTGTGACGGCCACCGGCGGCGGACGTGGCGGGTACGTGTTCAGTTCGGCATGGCAAAACCCCAGCACGGGAGGCAGCGGCGGCGGCGGCGGATTCGACAAGAATGGAGCGGCAGGCACGTCGGGGGAGGGCAACGCCGGCGGCAACGGCAACACGGCAAATGTGTCCGGCGGCGGCGGCGGCGGAGCGGGAGCGGCAGGAGGAAACGGCGGCACGACTCCCGGCGTCGGCGGAGCCGGCTCCGCGTCCTCCATCAGCGGCGCGTCCGTCACCTACGCCGGCGGCGGCGGCGGCGTCGGGTCGTCCAGCGGCGGCAGCGGCGGCGGCGGCGGCGGCGGCGACGGAAAGTACAACGCAACCGGAAACGCTGGCACGGCCAATACCGGAGGTGGCGGTGGCGGCGGCGGTCCAACCGGCGGCAACGGCGGCAGCGGAATCGTGATCGTGCGATACCCGGCATAGGAGGCATCTGATGGCGCAGTTCATCCTCGACATTCCAGACAGCGCGGCGCAGCGCATCGCGTTCGCGGTGTGCAGCCGCGACGGGTACACGCCGCTCGACATGGCCGACGCCATCGAGCGGACGAAAAACCACGTGTTCCGCTACCTCGCGGCGACAGTGATCGAGCAGGAGGCGAACGCGGCGGCCACGGCGGCGGCGGACACGGTGCGCGGCAACGCGGACGACCCGCTGGCGGCGGCGCTGTTCACG